ATAGGAAGGCAATATATAAATACTAGTATTCAAGCATTAAAAAACAGTCACACTATATATGATTTTTTAGCAGTTTTTAATGTTGATATAACACGATTAAAATCTAAGAGTTTAAAAAATAATATGACTGGATTTATAATTGTTCAAAAAGGTGAATGTGTTAAATATCCAGCTGTTTATAGTATTAATTTAATATGTTCACCACCTCGATACAGAAAAGGTTCGATATTATTTGGTGCTTACATATATTCACTTATAAACAATTTCTCAGTGATGGATAAAAGAGGTGTTCTTGAATTAGCGAATGCATATTTTAATCCACCTGGATTATGTTTGTATAGTAAATTAGGATTTATAACTGATTTAACCATGTATGGTTCTGATTGTTTTAATGACCATTATAATTTGCCAATGATTTTAGACATTTCCACATACGGTACAACAATTGACGAACAAAATTCGAGATTAATTAGAATTATCAACGGTGATAAAAGTCAAGAATTTGCGAGAGATAATTTATGTTTGGAAAAAAACGAAAAAATTCAATTGTTAATAGGATTGTGTTTAAACTTGATTATTTTTATAACTAGTACACGTAGTAATTATTATATTATAGATGATAAACAAGCTGGTGATTATGAGATACATTATAAAACATTATATGATACAATAATTTCAAGAGGAACAGGAAGTAGTGATTTAGATATAATTTATAATTTTATTACTTCTATACATACCCTATCTGATGTTGACTTAAAAAATATATTAGATGTAGCTGTAACATCTCAACATCCGACAACGCCAACGATATCTCATGATTCAATGACAACCAGAAAAAGAAGACGTGATTTAGATACTACTGGCAAAAGTAAGTCCACCAAATCTGTAACTAAATCAGTTACTAAATCGGTAGCTACAAAAACCTCAAAAAGAAAAAAAACAAGGAGAAGAAAGTATTAAAGTTTTTGAATTTCCTTTAAGTTAATTTATATTATATAAAAATTGAATAATATTTATATAATAATTACTCGTCAATGACAGTAAGAGACTATTCAGAGAAAATGGATAAAAAAATCAATAAAAAATTGGAAGCGTATATTTCAGGATTTAAGGCAGATATTCGCACAAAAGCGGATGAACTTGGGATTACAAATAGTCCTGAGGTGTCTAGATTGCTAACTTATGTATATGAATACAACAGACTTACATTTGGAAAAGAAGATTTTATGAAACGAAAAAGAAATAAAACGGGAATTAATGTTCGCGAAAGATGCATAGCAAAAAGATGTAATGGCGAACAATGCACACGTAGAAAAAAAACAGATAGCGATTTCTGTGGAACTCATATTAAAGGAATACCACATGGTGTTTGCGAAGTAATAAATATTCCATTGACACCTTGTATAAATAAAATAGAAGTAAGAGTTCAAGATATCAATGGCATAATGCATTTCATCGATTCAAATGAAAATGTATATCAAACAGAAGATGTACTAATGGAAAAAAGAAATCCAAGAATAATTGGAAAATGTATTATGAATCAAGATGGAGAATATGAAGTATTATATTGTTAATTATCGTTACCTTACTGAATTACCGTTACCTTACTGAATTACCGTTATTCTAATAAATTATTACAGTTATTTTTATTAATTTTTATTCAAATACTTTTATATAAAAATAAAGTATTTAACATACTTATATAATGCTAAACTATATGAGGCAATCAGTCAATAGATTTATACAATTTATTATGAATAAAAGTATTTTAGAATTTGATTACAAAATGTATGGCGAAGAATGTCCCATATGTTTTGAAATATTTGACGAATTAGAAGATACTTCATTATTATGCACATTACGATGCGGGCATAGCTATCATAAAGAGTGTTTAACAAATTGGTTATACAAGGATAATACTTGTCCCAATTGTCGAGTACAAATTAAATAATTATATTTTTTATTTGTAATTTTTATTTATTTGTAATTTTGTTTTATTTGTAATTTTCTTTTATTTGTAACTTTCTTTTATAATTTGCGTAAATTCATCAATATTTATTTCACTTGTTATTAAATGCGACTCCCAAAAATAACGACAATAAGACCATTCAAAATAATTTATATTTCCATCAATATACCATTCAGGAAATCTTTCCAATAAAATTTCAGTCAATTTTCGAGGTAATAAATGCAAACTTTGTTTTGGTAATACATAACACAATTGCACTATTTCTGGCATTTCGCATTGATTTATATTATTTATAAAATTTGTTGGTCTTTGTGGTGTAAATTTACATAAATCTTGCAATAATGGCGGATAATTATATTTATATTTCCAAGTCCAATCTATTTGCCCAGTTGTGTAATATTTAAAAGTCCATTCCAATCCTTCCAAATAATTCAATGATATTTCGCGTTTGTCGTAATATAAATTTTGTTCATTTGTAAATAATAATTTATAATATCTGTTTTGCCATCCAGGTTTGTAAGGATTTATATATTTTTCTTTTCGTCGATTATATATTGGTGTCGAATTAAAATGTTTAATTTTTGTTTCTAGTCGTTTTTCTTCGGTTTCATTTTCATCATTAATAATTCTCAACAAATATTGTTGTCCATTTTCCATTTTATTCCTTAGTCCTTGTTCATCAATAAAATATTGATTTTCCAATTCAGACAAATGCTGTATTAATTTTTTAAAATTTGCCCAATTAATATTATTTCCATTTGTAAGTAAAATATTACAATCTCCAATAACAGTTTTATATGCTAGCAATAATTTATCTATTCCACCAGTGCGAATATTAATTGCTGGAAAATGTGGCAAAAAATCGTTGCCTAATAAAAAACACAAAAAAATATAATCACTCGCGCGGTTTACATTCATGTTTGAATTTTCAGTCGTCATATAATAAGAAATGTTGTACGATAATTCGGGAATGTCTAAAATATAATTTTCATTGGGTTCCAGGTCAGAACTAATGGATTGAATGAAATGCGGTGTTTCGCGAAATAAAAATATATTAGGACAACAATTCAAGTGATTAATAGAAAGCATAATTAAATCAGAATCTAATCCGTATATGAATGTATTAAATTCTGAAGTATGAAGTTGTGGATTTTCGCGAATATATTGAAATATTTTATGTTCTCCTTCTCCTACTGAATCACTACCGGAAACAATTACGGCATTATTTGGACTAAAATGATTTTTAATTCGTGCATTTAATTCTTTCATAAAAATAGTTCCGGGAGTGATGGCAGTTTTGTCCCAAACGTGAGATTCTATTTTTCCGGATAAATTGTTAATTGAATTGGACTGAAACCAGGATTTATATCTGCGTTCACGTTGTTGCTTTAATTTAGCTACAGGTGCAACACCATCAAATGCGATAATGACACGTTGTTTAGGTTGTATTAATTGCAAATATTCTTCAATTTTAGAAATGACGCTATTTATAATTTGTAATCCTGCGTGTTCATTTAAAACAGTGGGTTCTAATTTTGCATAAGCGTCGTATATGATGGAGTTACAATCTAAATAAAAATTAGACACATTGAAGGATGATGTAAAATATTTTTTTATAATTTCGGGATGATTTTTAACAATGTAAGAAAAATAACTTGGTATTCCCATAATAAATTGATTATATAATATGTCAAATTATCTTTAAATGATGAAATGTAATAAATTTTTATTTCAATATACTTTTTTAAAAACTATATATATACAAATGGATAATCAATCAAAAATTCCAATGTCAGGTTTATTTAGGTCATTGTCTTTATATTTGCCTTTGATATTATTAACAAGTTTGTTGATATTTTCAATAATGTCGTCAAGTTTGCAAAAATTTGCATTCTATGTTGTTACCATATTATTAATAATAATGTTGCGGTTAATTGTACATAAAATGTCAAAAATAATGCCATCGGAAAATAAATTGCCCGAGGATTGTTCAATAGGTTTAATAAATAAATTTATTCCGGAAGATGTGATGTTTGGTACTTATTTATTAAGTTTCACATTATTTTATTTTTTGACTCCGATGATATTATTAACTGTGGATAGCGGAGTAAATTCGGTGAATTATATAATAGTTTTATTTTTTATGTGTTATATATTTTTAGATTTGGCAATGAAAAAAGAAATGGGATGTTCAGCAAATATAACTAATGTAGGAATTGCAGGAAACATTTTGTCAGGAACCTTATTGGGTTCTGGGTTAAGTGCGTTAGTATATACGAGTCCAATTAGAAATTTGCTTTATGTGAATGAGGTGAATAGTGACAAAGAAGTATGCTCGATGCCGAGTCAGCAAAAATTCAAGTGCCGTGTTTTCAAGAATGGCGAATTAGTGGGGTCGAGTGTAACTTAAAATTTGCAAAAAATGTTGCAGACATTAAAAATTATAAAATGTCTTTATATTCTTTTTTAATTAAATTCTTTTTTAATTATATTCTTTTTTATAAAAATTAGAGGAGGGTACTCGTAGGGGCAAAGCCCCTCGATAAAAATTGAAACAATATTATTTATTTTATCAATCATTAATAAAATAAATATGGACGAAGTATATGAATTGCAATGCTCTAATGCTATGTATGATTGCGTTGTATTGGTAGTAACCCCTTATATGTATGTTGCCAAAATTCAAATAATTCAAAATTTTGTTAATTTGGATATATCTAAATATATTCAAAATTTTAAACCTTACAAAACTCGTTTGATGTTAAATATTCCGTTACTTCAACAACAAGTATGCAAATGTTTATATGCAACATTAAACCAATTTTATGAATTTGATTCACTAAATGATACATATTATGTAATTCAAGGAAGTAATGCAACACACGAAGATGCAGATGAATTAGTTATAAAAATAACTACCATATTATCGAACAAATTGTTAGGAAAAAATATAATTAATCAAGGAATAATGCTTGCTGATATAAATATGTCTTATTTATAATTATAATATATTAAAGTGTGAAATATTCGTCATTAACCATCTTTTTAATGAAATCATCATTAACTTGCGATGAAATGCTTCGTTAATAAAATTCATATTTCCATTTGTATTAAATTTTTTTGTGAAATTATTATATTGTTGAATTAATTTTAATTTTCCATAATTCACCAAATGTTCGTGCTTAAATAAAGGCATTCTTTTTCTTCTATTTACGTTATTATGAAAAATAAAAAGCAAATTAATTAAATCTTGCTTAGTTTGTATAGTTGCTACATTTACATTAGACCAAAATGCCTTTGCATGAGTTGTACATTCAGGACAGGGTAAATTATTACAAATTTGAATAATCATTTTAATTAATTGTTGACTAATTAACGGAAAACTAGTTTCTTTAACTTTTTCTGCAAGAGTATGTAAGAATATCCATGTTGGAGGGCCCCAGTCACTTGGCGACATAGTATAAATAACTTTAAGAAAATAATAATTCAAAATTAATATAAAATAAATAAAATAAAATAAAAAACTTTTACATATATAATTAACAATTAATGAATTTAGAACAACCACAAATAAAAAAAGAAGAATTGGTTGAATTAGTAAAAGAATGGATTGATATGGACACTGAAATAAATAAATTAAATAAATCAATAACAGCAATAAAAAAGCAAATACAAAATATAAATAAAGACAAGAAAAAAATAACAGACCAATTATTAGTTGTTATTAAGACGAAAAATACTGATATTGTTTTGGGTAGTAATACATTAGCACATAAAGTTAGAAAAACAACTAAACCAATAACAAAAAAATATTTGTTGGAACAATTAAATTTATATTATAAAAATCAACCAGATATTGCCAAAGATGTTTCGACACAAATATTAAATAATAGACAAGTTACTATTGTTGAAGATATTGTTTTGAAA